TGATGCGCTGCTCGCCAGTCATCATGTCCATTTCTTCGGTGTATTCATCAACAGACACATCAGGGTCTTGGGCAATGAAGCTTGCTTCTGCCTGGGTGATGCCAGAGTAGGAATAATATTCCACCGTCTCATCGGTGCGCACATACCATGTCAGAACGCCTGTTTTCAGGATCAAAGCATCCTTGATGGCGTCATGGAGGATGCGGAAACCGGGGTTTTCCTGCATGAAGATGTAGTTGATCAGGTCTGTGGCCTGTTCTGCGCTCTCGACGTCTTCAGCAGACTTCGGGATGAACTCAAGCAGCTTGTCGCCACCTGTGAAAATGCGCAGCAAAGACGGGATCATGGACAGAACGGTGTCGCGCACCTCCGTCATGATCACCTGTGATCGGCCAGCCTCTTCATTGCCAAAGAGATCGCCCAGGTAGAACGACATTGCGCGCTCGCGCTCTGGCGCAATATAGCTGTCGATGTAGGTTGTTGCGTCCTCAATCGCCTGGGCAACCCGATAGCGGAATTCCTCATCCGTCATCGGCACATCATAAGGCGTCAGAAACCCAGTTTCGCTGTTGTAGGACGAGTCCTGAACGCCATCTGCGCTGATCGGGATCAGATCGGGATTGTAAGCGCCGAATGATGTGACGGGGTTTGCCATTTTAGCCTCGCTTCTTGACCCGCCACCACTGCCAGCCACTTTCGGAGCCGACTTCGTGTTGGGGGAAAAATTCTTTCACCGCAGACTTTACACCATCCATAGGGTAATCGTCACCGCCCATGACGCCGCCCACCCTTAGCTTCGGCCACCAATCCTTGATGTCAGCCAAGACCTCGTCATATTCATGGCCTGCATCAACCCAGACGAAATCAACGCTGCCATCTTCAAAGTCTGCCGCAACATCCACCGTCCGGCCTCGATGCACCATGCAATCAAGACCGTGCAGGCGTTCGATGTTGTCCATAAAAAGCCCAAAAACACGTTCCAGATCAGGATCAGTTTTGTGTTCAGGCTCATTTGATCCGCCCCAGTGATCGACATAGTGAATAGAGATCGCCTTTCCTGAGTTGATGACTTCAACGCCAAGAAAGACGGCAGACTTTCCCTTCCAGCACCCCAGTTCAACAAACACCGCGCCGTCAGATGCTTCCCTGACAGCCCGGCGATAGGGATCTGCAAAGTTGAACCAACCTTGGATCTGTTCGTAAAAGTGGTCCATCACTTCTTCTTTTTGCTCATCCCAGCTTCTGACAGAGCAATCGCAACCGCCTGCTTGCGCGATGACGCCAGCGGGGCTTTCTTCGGGCCTTTGGGATTGACGCCAGCATGAAGCTCGCCGCGCTTGTATTCACCCATGACTTTAGCAATCTTGCTTGGCTTTTTCATATTCAGCCTCCGTGTGTTCATGACCAAACTCAAAGGAACCAATGTGCCTCACGTCTTTTGAAGCATCATGGTCGATCCATATCTGATAGCCGCCAGCCTTCGCCAACTGGCAGAAAAACATATCCTCTCCAGCCCACATTCTGGCAGTTGGCAGATAGTGGATCTGAAACCAGGGATAGGCGAGCTTCTTGAACACGTCCGCCTTGATCAGCATCGCCCCCATACCTACGGCATCGCACTCCTCCAGCCCTGTCTGGTCTATGGAATAGATGTAAGACAGGGTTGAGAAATCCTTGAAGGCAACCGTCTTCACTGGCAAACGCCTGGTGGCGTAATTGCAAGCGATGATGTCTTTGTCATGCCTTGCCAGCTTTTCTACGAGATTGGATGGAAAGCGCATATCGCTGTCTAGAAACAGAATATGCGTTGCCCCTTGTTTCAGGCTCATCTCGATCAGCTTTGTCCTTTGATCAGCAATCAGGGTTCCGTTGATAAAGTTGAGATTGAACGTTGTTCCTTCTGCTGCGGCGCCATAGAACCGCGCTGTCAGCATAGCCAGGTCGTAAGAGAAACCCGTGTTCACAGTCTCTCGGGCTGGAACACAGATACTAAGATTCATTGATACTCATCCTCTTCAGACCCGTTTGAGTCCTCATACTCATCTGAATCTTCACCCTCTGAGTCGTCCGTAATCGGTCCACCGACAATCCACGCCGCGCACGTCCGCTTTGCAGCGCACTTGAAGTCAAACATTTCGCAGAAGCCCAGATCTCCAGCATCAATGACTTCCATCGCGTCATCTGCCATTCCATCCCCAAGACCCTCCTCGATGCAGTCAATGATGTGTTGCTTCTGGTTGAATGCAGCGCAGTTGCCGCAGAGCATATCCTTGGCTTCATCGCCAGAGACTTTCCATCTGCGACCCATCTTTGTCCAAAACTGATCGTTCGGCTGATTAGGGTCCATCGGACCATAGTCCGCCTTGTCGATGGCCTTGCCACGGTTCTGCAAGTTCAGCGTGACATTGCCGGTAGCCTTTGGGCAGGTATCGCCGCGCTGGCTGTCTTCCATCATAAAGTCAGCCATCAGATAATCTCCGTGACAGATACAGTGGATGAAGTAACGGCTGCGTCTTTGATAACAGCCATTTTATCGCCGGGGTTTACGGCAAAAACCTCAGACCAGTTGTTCGGGACCATTGGACTGGTTGTGATGCTGGCGACAGGCGCCGCGCCAAAGGCAACGTGGCAATGACCAAGCGAACAGGCCACACGGACCATTGTTGTAAACGGTCCAAAAGCTGTTGCCGTTGCAGAGCTGGTATTTCCAACAGTGATAACCTGCGTCGTGCCAGGATAGGAAACAGTCGGCACAAGCTGACCATTACTGTCCTTGATGATTTTGCTCATGATCGTGCTCCTTTAGTCGTAACGCCTCTTCAAGGCTTCTTTCCACTATTTCTCGTCGAGATGGCTTTTGCCTTGGTCTTGGCATCCGCCTTTGAACTCGCTCCCCACGCTTGCAGCGATAGAAGTAGACGTGTTGGCTGTCCCTTTTCATCCCGTTCTGGCCCCGGCATGTTTCCCATCCGAGCCAAGAATGATGCACGGCGAGGATTATCGCCAGCCTTCACAGGAGGTTTTAAGTTCATGCCCTCAGCTTTTGCAGATGCGCGGCCCTTGGCGTTCAACCCGCCCTTGGGGTTTTTGCCTTCCGATCTCTGCCATGCCGGGGTCTTCGCCATTCTATTCCCCTAAAAGTCCAGGAACGCGCTTTCTCTGCTGCAAGTAAATATCTTCAGGCTTCAACCCGGCAGACATTGCCGAGAATATGATCTGACGATATTTATGTGCTCCAATATCCTCTGGCCTGTTGTGGAACATGTCCATAACAACAGGGTAAGCGCCTGGGTTATCCGGCCATTTTGCCGTTCCATCTTTTGACAGACTATCATTCCAGCCAGAAACAAGCGAGAAGCCAGCCTTTGGGTCTGAATTGTAATCTGGCCCAGACGTTCCTTGGTTTGTAACCCTAACTGCGCCAGCTTCAAGCAACTTCTGGAAGTTCAGTGGTTTGCGCTCAATATCATCTATTTCCTGCCCGGCGAGAAACCCGCCAGGGATTGCCGCAGATGACCCAGCATAATCTGCCATCACACGATCCCACTGATTCCGCGCCGCAGCGGTTTGCCGGGACGCCATGCAAATGCTCGACCGCCCACACCAGCGGCAGTTCCGGCAAACGTCAAACACAGGCTGTCCGCCAAGTCGGGCGAACGCATCCCGCGTTTTCTCATTCCGTCCTTCGACTCTACCACTAATTTGCCAGAACTGGAAAACGTGTAACGCGGGGCGACCAGTTCATGCCGCAGCGCCTCATCCCTTGGCAACTTTACCGCCCGCGTCCCCAGCCAATCCTTTACCGAGATCCACAGTTCATCCCGCAGCCGATTGGCGTTTGGGTTCATGGCCGAGCTTTCCGACACGTTCACGTCTCTGACGTTGTAGCCTTGTTCGCGCAGACGATCGGCAACGCCGGAGCCGAGACCGATCGTGTCCACGCAAATCTCATCTGGGTTGTCCATCTTGGCTTCATTGACGATAGCGCCCACAGTCTGCATCAGATCGAGACCGCCCCATGATTTCAACTCGACCACAACATTGCCGCGCCGCTTGCAGAGCGCAGTTCGATCCGATCCAAACCGGGCAACGTCCACTCCATATATAATAGGCTCTGACATGGGCACGGTAATATCCCGATCAAAGGCTGCATCGACAAGCTCAGCCGGGATCAGGGTATCGTCATCGCCCAGGGCGAACTCGCCGAGAACGCGGATGCGAAATGCGTTGGACTCCTGCCCATAGGTTGAGGCAATTTGTCGCACAAAGTCTGTGGAAACCAACGGGTTATCCAAGCAACTGACATGCATCCGGTTCCAGTCGGACGCCAGTTCATGGTGCGTCTTGTAGAACAGGCCGCTGGATCGCGTTGGATTGGAAATGAAGATCGTGGTGGCCGAGTGGCCTGACATCGAGCCAGCCGCCGCCTCGAAGACCGCCTCTGGCACGGCAGACGCCTCATCGACCACCAGCAAAACATGCTCAGAGTGAACACCGGCCAGCGCCTCTGGTCTTTCCGCGCTGCTGGTCCTTGCCGATATGAAGCTGCTTTCTGGCGCACCCTTCAGCACGATCTTGTCGGAGAACACCTCGAAGCTTTCACGCAGAACAGGCGGCAGTCTGTTGATCCATGACTTAAGCTCTGCAAACAAGGCGTCAAACAACTGCGCCGCAGTTGGAGCCGTAACCACTCCCTTCTGCGGAAAGCGGCACGTCATATGCCAGATCAATGCCCAGGAGCAGGCGGTTGACTTGCCCACGCCATGACCGGCTCTGACGCTGATCCTGCGCTCGCCCTTGGCAATCTTGTTCAGAAAGTCCTTCTGCCAAGGCAGAGGATCAGCCTTCAGAACATTGATCACGAAACCAACGGGATCATTCGCATAGGTGCGGATGAAGTCAATGTAGGCGTCAGCGTCTGGGATGGTGTTCATTTTAGGAGCCATTGGTTTGCTACTGCACAGGCAACAGCTTCTGTCATCTTTGGTGGAACACTCATCCCAATCATGTATTTTCCAATGTTATGGGTCTTAGCCTGGTAGTCATCTGGAAAAGAGCCAAGGCGCTTCCACTCACGGTAGGTCATCTTCCTCATTTCATCCCAATGAAGGAAGTTTGAGAATGAAGTTACAAGAGTGTTTGCCGGGGTGTACTTATCAAGCTTTACAACCCCAAAATATGACCCTTTACCTAGTATCTTTTTGCAGGCTTCCGCATAACTATCTCCAGGCTTTGTAAATGCCCAGAACCTCTTATCCATTCCTGTAGGCGCCGTCTCGTCAATCTCACTAGCCGTCAGGTCTTTAAGATCGGAAATTGCCTCTCCAGCAGATACCCACCGGCATTCAGGCTTTAGCTGAAGTTGTGGAGCAATAATATCGTTGCGAAGAGCACAAAAGAAAACACGTTCTCTCCTTTGAGGAACGCCACAATCTGCTGCATTTACAAGGAACAGTTGCGGCTTATATCCAATCTCCCGGAACCTCTGCATAACCATCTTGGTATAGCCCTTGGCATTGCCAAGCAGCATCCCCTTAACATTTTCAGCAATGGCTACCTTTGGTTTCAGATGCTCAACCAAATCAAGGTAGTCAAAGAACAGGTCAGAAAGCACCTGCTTTGCCTGCCCTTCACGGAAGTGCTTATCTTTGCCCCATGACTTCTCACGGTCTCCAGCCATGCTGAATGTTGAGCATGGTGGAGATCCATCTAGAATATCAAGGTTGAAGACCTCATTAGGCAGATCAGCCTTTAGGAGATCCCGGATAGGGCATAGAAAATAGTGCTTTGGCTTCAGGTTCTTCTGATAGTGCCAAGCCATCTCAGGATCGATGTCATTGGCTGCAATAACATCATATCCAGCCCTCTTGTAACCCATTGAAGATCCGCCCCCGCAGGAAAAGGTTGTCATTACAGACAAGCCATTCTTTGGGACATCCTTCAGGTCTGATAAGTTCCACGCGTGAGGATTAGTCATTGTCAAACTCAAATCCGCATTTAGGGCATTTGCATTCCATGTTGAACTCACTTGGATCAACCTCTTTGGATTTGCTTGTGCTGGTTGTTGTTATGTCCCTCACGCCATCATCCAGCATGTCTCCCAAGACCGCCGCATCAAAGCCAAGCAAGGCAAGATCAAACCCATCTGTGTTTAGATCCACCATCTCAACCTTCAGAAGTTCCATGTCCCAGCCAGCATTCAACGCCAACTGGTTATCAGCAATCACATATGCCCGCTTCTGCGCCTCCGTCAGATGCCCCAGCTCAATACAAGGCACCTCCGTTTCCCCAAGCTTGCGAGCCGCCATAACGCGCCCGTGACCAGCGATAATCGTGCCATCCCCGTCAACCAAGATCGGATTGGTCCAGCCAAACTCACGGATCGAAGCAGCAATCTGCGCAACCTGATCCTTGCTATGCGTCCGGCTGTTGCGGGCATAGGGGATCAGTTGATCCACCGACCGCCAGTCAATCTCATACTTCCCAGGCAGACCCTTCTTAACCATGAAAACCATTTCCTTTTTTTTTGGAAGACCAGTCGAACAAGGCAACCAGTGGGTGGGGGGTCCACCCCTGCTTGCCTGTTAACCTGTTACAGGGGGTTTTGTATTGTAAAAAGGGATAGACGTTTGCGGGGTGTCAGGGGGTTCTGTGGGTGGCGTCCAATCCCTCGGTGTCGGGTTCCTGATCCAAGATAGCCGCTCAACATCGCCAAGCTGATGCCACCCTATACGAGGATGGCCTGTATCATAGGCAGGCTTGCGTCGAACGTCTTCCTCGTATGCAAGTTGGCCGGGGTGACGTGTTTCTGTGGGTGAAATGGTGTCTGTGTGCAGAGGGTGCTGCTGCAGCAGCCGCCCCCCGCCGCCGGGGGAGGCCGGGGGGGCTCCCGACACGTCCCCATCCCAGCGTGACCTCGGACGCCTGCTGATACCGCCTGTGTCCCCGTCCCACCTGTCCCCCATCTGTCCCTCATCGCGGTTATACGGAGACGTCGTCCGCCCTAGGTGTAATGATTTCAATGGGTTGCAGATCGTCATCGCTGCTGTCCCCTATTGTGTCCCCTATCTCAATGGCTTGTAGCTCCAGTTCACGCTGTGCAATGGCTGCTTGTCCCACCTTAGCTGCCTCCGATAGCTGCCTCAGAGCGTGCAGATGCAGGTGCTGATGCGTTACCTGGACCTCCTGTCGCTCCCCGAACACGGTCGGCACGAGCTTCATTGCGAGCCACTGGTATGCGCCTATTGCAACCCTCGCTGCATTTGGGTCCACTTTTCCGCTCAAAGTGGCCTTAGCTATGTCCCCAATGGTGTCCGCGTAGACTAGTGAACGATTGGCACAAGCGCGGAGGTAAGCTTCCCGGAAGTCATCGCTTGCCTGCATCCACCTATAAACCGTAGACAATTCAGGCGTTCTCGGGTTATCGCGGCATACGTTTGCAAGGGACAACCCTGAAGCCACGCCCACGATGATTTCATCTATAACCGCTGGCGTCATCTTTGACG